ACGGTGGAGGTAGATACGGCAACTACCACGATCGAAACGGTCAAGACGGCAATCATTGCGCTCATTGGTATTGCACCATCAGGACCATTGAACCAGTTGACATTGGTTGCTTCCAAAACGGACGATGCTCAGTTTGGAAGCGACACGCCGGGGTTTACCATTCCTAAATCTTTGGCTATCGTTCGCGCCATTGCAGGTAATACGCCTGTTTTAGTGGTCAATGTATTTAATCCAACGACACACACGACGGCCGTAACCGATGAATTGCAGACTATTACAAACGGTACATTCAAACTGGCAAACGCGCCCATCGGAGATGTAACGTTTGACGATTCGGACGGTGATCCGTTACCGATCGTTGCTGGCACGGATTACGAGTTGGACGGATTCGGCAACTTTACGGTTTTGTCCTCTTTGCTAACGGACGGAACTGTTGTAAAAGTTTCTTACAAAAAAATAAATCCCGCCGTTGTTACCGATGCCAATATAATTGGCGGTACCAATGCGGATGATGTGCGTACTGGTTTGGATTTGTTTGATACGGCTTTCAATGTTTTTGGTTTTACGCCAAAAATAATGATTGCTCCTTATTTTATCGAACACACCGCCGTTGCCGTTGCTATCCGCGCAAAGTCGGAGAAATACCGTGCTATTAATTTACAAGATGCGCCCGTTGGAACGAGTTTCGCCAATGCGATTTCCGGACGTGGTACAGCCGGAACCATCAATTTCAATACGCCGTCACGCAGGGCATATTTGTTATACCCTTATTTGAAAGCTTTCGATGCGTATAGTAATACAGATCAGTTGTTTCCATATTCCGCATTTATGGCGGCGTTGATTGCGTGGAACGATGTGCAGTTTGGGTTTTGGAATAGCCCATCTAATAACGTAATACCAATAGTTACAGGCGTTGAGCGCGTCATTACATGGTCTCCCAACGATCCGGATACGCAAGCCAACAAATTGAACCAGTCCGGTATTACAACCGTTGCTTATGGTTACGCCACAGGATATATGGCTTGGGGAAATCGTAACGCTTCTTTCCCGAACGAATCCGGTGCGAAATCATTCATCGTTTATCAGCGCGTGGATGATATAGTTTCTGAAAGTATGGAACTAGCTGGCTTGCCTTACGTGGACAAGCCAATAACGCAAGCATTGATTGACATTATACGTGCGGCTGGTAACAACTACATGAAAACCTTGATTGGACGTGGTGCATTGCAACCAGGCAGTAAGGTTATTTACAATCCGGATGACAATTCCGATATGGATTTGGCTAACGGGAAAATAGTTTTCGAACGTATTTACATGTACCCAACTCCAGCCGAACGGATAACGTTCAAGTCGGTTTTGGATATATCCCTAATGCAGTTCAAATAAACACTAAACGCAATATTGCGTTTAGTGAAGCTCATAATTCATAACTCATAATTCATAACTCAGATGTCTGTTATCATAAATCGTCTTACGAATGGGAACGTCTATGTGGACGAAACCAACTTTTTCGGAGCTATCGAGGAAGCTAACCTTCCGGAAGTAAAAGCCGTTGAAAGTGAACACAAATCCTTGGGGATGATAGGTAAGGTAGAGTTTCCTGCAGGTATTGATAAAATGGAGTGCAAGATTAAGTGGAATTCCTTGTCAGAATCTGCAATGGCTTATTCTGCCGATTTCTACACGCCCCGTACCATAATGATCCGTTCTAGTTTGGAAAAATACGATGCCAATCTGGGACGTGTGGCACAAGTTCCGGTGGTTGCTACCATCCGGGGGCAATTTAAGAAATTGCCGGGTATCGCCTTTAAGCAACAAGATAATCCGGATATGGATAGCGACATTACCGTGACGGCTTACAACCTTATGGTTAACGGCGTGGAGATTGTGGACATAGATGTATTGGCACAAGTGTACCGTGTGTACGGTGTGGACTTGATGCTTCAATACCGCAACAATCTAGGCATTTAGTTTTCTGCATTGGCATAGCGTTTAAGGTCGGTGAAAGCCGACCTTTTATTTAATCAAACTATAAAATTATTTTATGAAAAAAAATGAAAATACCGTTATCGACGAATCCGTAAAAACATATCCAACCCCAAAAGACCAGGATGGTTTTTTCTTTGAAGACGAAGCGGAGGAAGCTAGAGGTATCAAAACGAGAATTTACGAAAACGGTAATAGGGTAAAGAATGTCACATTGAGCAATGGTAAGGTTGCAATAGTCCGTGAGTTGACGGGTAAGGAAGTCATGGAAGCGCGCAAATATGATGGTGGAAAGGCGGACGATGCTAGAATTGTCAATATCGTTGCAGCAATAGCAACCAATATTGACGGAAAAAATATAGTACCAGAAGATTTGGAAACTTTTAAAGCAAGGGATTTCTTGAAAATTACTTCTTGCAGCGTCCTTCTAAATTTGCTATAACCCCCGACCAGTTAGCATTTGTATCCCACTTTTATCACAAGTGGCCGGGGGATCTCGAAAACGAAAAGTGCAAGGCATTATCCGAATGGTACATCCAGGCAGTTGAAGTACATAACCATCTTAATAAGTCTCAGTAAGTAATGGATAAGTTTATGAAAGTAGCCGTCATCTTGACGGCAATGGATCAGATGAGCGATGTTATTGACAAAGGTGTCAATAAGTCGCTTTCTAGCTTTGATAAACTACACAAGGCGCAAAAATCATTGGCAAGTGGGATGGCATTGATTGGCTTTGGGCGTGAGGGTCTTGCATCTTTGGATAGATTTAAAGATGCTTTTGCAGAGTTGGAAGAAAAAGGAAATGACTTGAAAACATCCATAATGGGCTCAAATGGCATTTTGGATGCTTCTCAATACGATAAGATTGTCAAGTCGGCTCAATCATGGAGTGATGTATATAAAGCGCCTACTGGATCATATTTAGATATGATTCGCGTAATGAAAAACAATCGATTGGATGTAAAGGATATTTTGGGAGGTATTGGAAAAAGTGCAGCTCAACTTTCAGATTATTTCAAGATGAATCCAGCTGCTACAGGTGAATTTTCCGCACGTATGAAAAATGATATCGGCGTGCAGGTTAACGAGATGGGACAGATGATGGATTTGGTGGCGCGTATTCATGGAGCTGGAGTAGGTAAGACTGGTGAGGAAGCTGTAAGCGAAATGACCGAATTTTATTCTAAAGTGGGTTTGGGTTTGGCAAATCTGCATGTACAAGGAATACAGGCAGGAAAAGAGATGGGTATTCTTGGTGCTATGTTTATGAACCGTGGTTTGTCTGGTCAAACGGTCGGAAATAACTTTCGTAGGATATTGGATGGTATGCGTGATCCAAAACGAGTAAATGCAGTATTGGGATTGGCACAACAATACGGGAAAAGCCTTGAGTTTTACAATAAAGATGGAAAGTTCATAGGTATTCAAAACATGGTCATGCAATTGGGTAAATTACAAGGCTTAGAACCTAATAAAATTGCCCAAATTCTGAATCCTTTTAGTGGAAAACAAGGGTTGTCAACCGACTTTTTGGAATTTCTTTCCAATGAGGGAATTACCTCTTACAATGAACTTTTAGGAAAGATTGAAAATCAAGCTTCTTTGCAAGATAAGTTGAAGGTGGTCATGGGAGGTCTAAATTATGAGCAAGATGCCTATCATGCTAGTTTGGAAAACTTGAAAGCTTCCATTGGAGAAGATATGGAACCTTTACTATATAACTTTTATTCTGGATTACATAAAGTAACAGTAGCTTTAAGAGAATTTGTACAAGACCATCCTACATTGACAAAAATAGCCTTAGGCATAATTGCTATTGTATCTTCTTTAATAATATTAGCCGGGGCTATTAAGGTTTTTTATGCAATGCGTGCCATAATGGGGATATTGGCGATAGAGTCCCCTGTATTGTCTGGAGTAATGGCAACTGCAACAATGACACTTGAAGGATTTGGCATGACATTGCTTAGGACGGTAATCCCAGCTATTGGAAGTGCTATTGCCGCTACATGGTCTTTTACGGTGGCGTTACTATCCAATCCTATTACATGGATAGTTATTGCCGTATTGGCTTTGTCGGCGGCGGCATATTGGGTTGTGAAAAATTGGGATAAAGTAAAGGTTGCGCTTACGGTTGTTTGGAAAGTAATAAAACAGGCTGCACTTGATTTTTGGAATTTCCTTAAAAATGCTTTCTTAAATTATACCATACCTGGATTGATTATAAAGAACTGGGACAAGATAAAGTTGTTTTTTTCGCTTCTTTGGGCAAAAATAAAATCTGACTTGTCACGGTTATTTACTTGGTTTATTACGTTGCCAAAGCGTATGTACGATTCCGGTAAAGCGTTGATTACAAACCTTTGGAACGGTATTACCTCAAAATCCCAATGGTTGATTGAAAAGGTAAAAAATATTGCCCAAAAAATACGTAATCTATGGCCATTCTCTCCAGCTAAGGAAGGTCCATTGAAAGATATTCACCGTATCAAACTAATGGAAACAATTGCAGCGACTATCAAGCCACAACCTGTATTGGGAGCGATGAACCGTGCGGTTGGTAGCGTTGCTAGTTTTGCGCCGAACGGAGGGCGTAGGATGCCATCTGTTCCCAATCCAAACAATTCAAGTTATGTAATCCATTTTTCACCCAATATAAACTTGCATGGATCTGCAACGCCGGAAGACGGTAAGCGAGTGATGAGTGAGATGGAAACGCAGTTTAGACGATTGATGGATAATTATTTTAAAGATAAAAGTAGAAAAGGATTTTAAACATGTTTGCACAATTTGGAGATATACAATTTGAAAATCTTTATAGTCCGACTTCATTGGACGGCAATGAGAATGCGGATTGGGTGCAGCATGATTTGATTAATTCCAAGTCTGTTATGCAGCACATGGGAGATTCTTTGAAAAACTTGAATCTATCTATTTCGTTGCGTCAAGATTTCTGTAACGTAAAAGATGAATTTGAAAAGTTCCGGAAATACCGGACGGACGGAACGCCGAATCAATTGATTATGGGCGACGGTACCGTGATGGGTAAGTTCATCATCAAAGAAATGCAAACCGGATTCCAACAACTAGAACCCATTACGGGAGCATTGATACAGTTGGATTTGCAATTGTCTTTAGTAGAATTTTTTGTGCGTGATCCTTTGAAACAACAACAGGCTCAAGCTAAGAAAGATAGTGTCTCCAAAAAGAAATTAATAAAAAAATCCGGACGTTCCAATCCCGTCCCATGCAATACGGCAATTGCCAAATTGATTCAGTTCATAAAAAATAATTTAGCAAAAATACGTGCCTATGCACAAGGTCAAGATACCAATACCAATAGGGCTTTGGGATATATCAATGTAGCGTTAGGTGATGCCCGGTCTATATTGGCAGGAACTAAAAGCCCAAACTATCCTTGTGTATATGGAAATTCAAATATTGCAGTTGCTGCAACGGCTTTGGTTCAGGCATTGCAAGACCTTTCCGAAACTATACAAAAACGACTATACTATCCAATAACTTCTTTATTGGACGTATCGATTAAATACAATACTTGCGTAGTGCCAGCGCGTAACCTGGAAGCGGCTTGTAGCAATAACATTAAATCCTCTATCACGCGTGGCAACTAATACGTACGAAATAGTATCAAAGGGTGGATTGCGCTGGGATCAGGTGTCACAACTAGCTTACGGCAATCCTTTTCAGTTTGAGGATATAGTTCGCGCCAATCCGTCTTTGTCGGAATTTGACATTATTCCGGACGGAATGGTAATTATAATTCCCATTAACGATAACATAGAAATTGAAACGGATGATACTAGTTTGCCACCTTGGAAAAGATAAATTGATTTTATGATTGCAAAAGACCTAAAAATATTACTCAGCGACATTCCAGACAACACAAAAATTGTCGTGGCTAAAAACACGGATCCGTTGTATGTTGTTCCGATAGCTCAGATAGAAAAAGAAGAAATTTGTTTTTCGGACTGGTTCGTAGATGAAGAGGAAATTTGTTTAGTCGTAAAAACAAAATAATGGAAGAAATATTATTATTCTATTTGGCTTTTTTCCTTTTATGGATAGTGTCTCACTATATCAAATCCGGTAAATAATTATAGTTTGGTAAAATATCAGATACTATACAACCAAAAGGACATAACGACCGATTTGTCCAACTATCTCACTTCGTTGACCTATACGGATCATACGGGTGGCGAAAGCGACGAACTGTCTTTTGATCTGGAAGATAGTACTGGATTGTGGTCCGGTGCTTGGTATCCCGAAAAGGGAGCTGACCTTACTGCCAAAATCATCATGGAAGATGGACGTACGTTATCATGTGGTGATTTTACATTGGATGAGATAAAAGGATCTGGCAGCCGGGATGGTGGCGATACCATGACTATAAAAGCCTTGGCTGCCGGGATTAACCAAAGCATCCGCACGCGAATCAGCTATGCCCACGAAAACAAAACTTTGCGCGAAATTGCCCAAACAATTGCGTCTAAATATGGTTTGTCTATTGTCGGTAATATCCCAGATGTAACCATCAATCGCGCCACACAAAAACGCGAAACACCTTTGCATTTTCTTTCCCGTATTTCAGTTGAATATGGAATCGTGTTTTCCGTAAAAGGAAAGAAAATGGTATTTACTTCCATCTTTGATCTGGAGAGCGCGGCGGCCGTCATGCAGTTGTTTAAAAAAGACGTTACCGATTGGGACATTACGGATAAGACCGCCGATACTTACTTACAAGCCAATACGCAATACCATTCTGCAAAGCAAAAGAAAGTGATTGGTTATACTTCCAACAACAACGAAATATTTGATCGCCCGGTCAATACAAAGCGTGATTGGATTAATGTGCGTACGCGCACGGAAACATCCCAACAAGCGGAACTAAAAAGCAAAGCAGCTCTATATCAATCCAATACGAAACAACGGGAAGGTCATATTTCTTTGCCGGGTGATCCTATATTGGTAGCTGGGATAAACATTTCATTGCCTGTCAGCGAATGGCGTTCGTTCGGCGGCATTTACCATATAACGGCAACATCACACAAGGTTACGCGTTCGGATGGATACACCGCATCTCTTGACATTAAAGGACTAGGAACAAAATGATGCAGATAGGGATTGTTTCAGACGTAAAGCCGGGGTTTGCAAAAGTTTATTTTGCAGAAGATAAATTTGCGTCCGACTGGTGGCCCATCATTAAGATGGGTACGCAAAATTCTAAGTTTTGCTATCCGTTGCATATTGGGGAGCAGGTTGCTTGTCTTTCGGATGAGCATAGCGACGACGGCGTTATATTGGGTGCGATATACAGCGATGAAGATATGCCGCCGGATTCCGCCAATAACCATACCTATGTTGCACATTTTGAAGACGGAACGGAAATAATATACGATGTTCAGTCACACGAATTAACTGCAAATATCAAAGGCGGTGCAACCATTACCGCAAAAAAAGTGAATGTTACGGCAACGGAAGGTGTAACCATTACAGGCAATCTTACCGTGATTGGAAATGTTGCGGCTGGCGGATTGGCAATTTCATCCGCGCACGGTGGTGACGGATCTATTACCAGCGATGCAGATTTCACAACAACTGGAGATGTGAAAGCCGGAACGGTTAGCCTTAAAACGCATATCCATACAGGTGTACCAACCACCGATGGAATGTCGGGGCCACCGAAACCATAGCCCAAAAAACGCCCAAATATGGTCTAAAGAAAAACTACTTTACATGCCACATTTGTAATCGTGGCAACATTCAATCAGATAACATCTCAGACTTGGACACTTGGACTTTTAAGTGCCGGGAGTGTTGTGCAGGGGTTGGATTGTATTCGCCAAAGAATTGACGTTGTATTGCGAACTACTAAAGGTTCATCGCCTTTGCGTCCTTTTTTTGGTAGCGACGTGTACAAGTTTCAAGACCGACCGTCTAGCATCGCAGTTACGGGAATTAAAGCCGCGATATTGGACGCAATCGGCATGTGGATGCCGGAAATATCCATCCAAAAAATTACTCATGAATTAGCTTCCAGTTTCGCCTTGGTTTTTTATATCACTTACGAGGTCGTGGATGCAGATATTACCGATACGATTGGTTTGGCCGTAGGCGCAGGTACTATAACGACTGACGCTAGTCAGTTGGTTATACAAGGGTTGTATCCGGATGGTTACACTACGCATAGGCTTTCTGCATTGTTGGTGCGCAATGGCAATCCAGTATTGCCGTTGATGCCAGATAGTGGATTTGCCAATGTGGATGATTTGTTTACGTGGATAGTTGCCAATTGGGGTAATTACGGAAAATGGCTAAAAGGCAGTGACCGTATTTATTTGTACGCCAATAAAACGCTTTTCCAAACAGGTAGTTTGAACATCACAGCTTTAGCCGGGACGGTTTATAGTTGTGTCATTCCAGCTTTCAATTTCGGACAAAATATAGTTGTGTCTTTAACCACGCCAGGCGGTATGTTGACAAGTGATCTGTTTGACAATATCCCCGCCATGATGCAATGGCTTTCGAACCAATGGGGAGCTTATGGTGATTGGAGTGTTTCCGGCGGAGCATGGCAAAAGGGAGATTTCGGAGACGATTTTAACAATGACTTTAATACAAGCAACTATACATCTCAGCAACTTAATCTTTTTTCAGAAATGGACGGATTGAGCATTGAAGTGAATGTGACAGGATAATATGGCAGATAACTTACCGATATTTCTTAGCGAAGATGCGGAAGCGATTGTTTCCGACCTGAAAGCCTCGTTAGAAGCTGCAACAAGCCGTGTGCTTTCAGATGCGGACGTGGAGATGGAGTTGGTGAACGTTTTTGCATATCGGGAAAAGAAAATACGCATCGACATCAATAATACAGGACGTCAAAACCTTGTGGCTTTTGCATCCGGTAACATGTTGGATTACCTGGGAGAATTGGTAGGCGTTACAAGACTTGTAGCTACGGGTTCGGTTTGTACGATGCAGTTGACTTTTGTCGATGGGCATCCTGCAATTAGTATAACAGATCCTGTACGTTTCCAAACTGGAGACGGCAAAGCTATTTTCATTACAGATACGTCAATCATTGTTCCGGTCGGCACCAATACGGTCAATGTACCTGTTACGTGTACGACTTCGGGTATATTTGGAAACGGATATGTCGCCGGGGCTGTAAACATCATCTTAGATCCACAAGCCTTTTTGTCATTTGCCACCAATATAGATACAACGGTAGGCGGTGCGGATGATGAATCCGATGACGCTTTTCGCCAAAGGATTATGCTTGCGCCTAATAGCTTTTCCGTGGCTGGACCCAAAAAAGCCTACGAGTTTTTTGCAAAATCTGCCAATCAGTCCATTATTGACGTAAAGGTTACATCCAATGCTCCCGGTCAAGTGGACATATATGCTTTGTTGCAAGACGGTACCATTCCAAACCAAGATATTTTAAATCAAATATTGGCAATTTGTAATGATGAAAAAGTACGTCCGTTGACGGATTCCGTATTTGTCCATGCTCCAACCGAAATAGATTATGATATAGTGGTAGAATTGATACTATACACAGGTGCTTTGGATGATGAAGTATTGTCCACGGTAAATAGTAATCTTAACGACTATAAGCAAAAAACATTGAATCTATTGGGTTGTGACGTTGTAAGGTCGCAACTTAATTCTTTGTGTTCTATTGATGGGAAAGTATATGACGTTAATATCGTTTCGCCTAGTGCCGATATAGTTGTTGATGATAGTGAGTATGCAAGGTGCAATTTTATTTCCGTAACGATAAACGGTTACAACAATGGATAGGGTATTGATGGGGGATGTATTGGCAGCATCTCCACATATTGCCATTTGGGATAGCATCTTTAAAAAGCGGATGGACAATCTAGCATTGGATGCCATACTGGTTTATTTGATTGACAATGTGGACGTGTCTGTTTTACCTTATTTGGCGCAACAGTTTGACGTTACCGGATATGGTGGTTATCGTCTTGCAGTAACAGATGACCAAAAACGCACCTTGATAAAACAGGCAATCGAATTGCATCGATACAAAGGGACTGTTTGGGCGGTAAAGCAGGCTATGTCCAATGTTGGTTTCCCTGATGCTGTTTTGGAAGAGCATGTAGACGATCATTGGGCAAAATTCCGGGTATATGTGGACATAAAATCCAGAGAGATAAACGCAGCCGAAATAGATGCATTGCGTGAAATGATTTTGTTCTGGAAAAATACGCGTAGTTGGCTTGTTGATATTGCCTACAAAATAACATTGGATGATAACATTACAATAGATGCGGATTTTGGTTTGTCGCAGTCTCTTGACGATTCAGATGTTATGCATGTCGGCGGGAATTTTATTTATAATGGTCAGGCGACCTATAATGGTAGTCATAATTATAATTCGGACACAGATCTTTTGGATGTTGAAATAGTATAGTATGAAAAAGAAAGAAAATATTGTGATTTCGGGTTTGATTCAATTACGTATTGAAAAAGATGGTGAAACTATAGATCAAATAGCATTCAAAAATCTTGTGGTCGGAGACGGTAAGTTTCTGGTTGCAAAATTATTGGGTGGCGCGGCGAATGTTGGGGCAATTACCAAAGTAGGAGTTGGAACAAACGGCAATGCTGCATCTGATAGTGATAATGCGTTGGCAAATCCCGTGTATGCCAACCTTACCGGAATCGCGTATCCAGCGGCAAATCAAGTTCAATTTCAGTTTAATATTCCTCAATCTTCTATTGGAAGTATTACTATAAAAGAAATGGGATTATTGACCAATAATAATCTTTTGTTTGCGCGAAAAGTGACACCTGATTACGTATTGCCAGCCGGGACTAATTTAATTGGTACATGGACTATCACAATTAATAACTAATGGCAAATTTATCTGAAGATATAGTTTGGGAAGATGGTATTTACCGTATTGAGGAAACGGACGTTGTCCTTGGTGGAGAAGATGGTACCTCTAACAAACAAATCAAGCAATTGGCCAATCGGACATCCTGGCTCAAACAGGAATTAGGAAAGTTTGAAGATATTCTTCCTATATCTTCAAACATGTCAATACTTGCAGGTCAATTGAGGATGTTGTTACTGGGAACTGACAAGGCAATAGCCACATTGCCAGATACTGTCAACGTACTTGACGGAACAAGAATATTTGTTGCAGCTGTAATGTCTGCAAACTACAAGTATTTGGCATTGCAGCCCAATTCGGGAAACTTTAATATAGGCCGTAAATTATTTGGTAGAATTTATTTATACGACGGGGAATTTGCGGAAATAGTATTAAACAATGGCATTTGGACGATATTGAGACATGAGGGAAGCAATAAAGTAGGCGAAGAAATATATGGTCGCGCAATGTTTAAAAACTGCCTTGCATTGGATGGTTCTTTGGTCAACCGTTCAGATTATCCAAGATTGACGGAGTGGGTTTTGGCGAATTTATCATCCGGTGGATTGGTTTCAGATGCGCAATGGCTTTCGGATCCTGTTAGGTATCGTGGTATGTTTTCCAATGGAGATGGGAGTACTACATTAAGGCTGCCAGATGAGAGGGGGTTATTTGTTCGTGGATTGGATTTAGGTAGGGGATTGGATTTATATAGAATGGATAATGTACCTGGTGGATACGAAATCAGCGACAATGAAAAACATCAACATGGATATCGCGATGGATATTATGTTGAAAATGGGAGTATATCTCAAATGAAAAATGCCCCGAATAGAGAATTGTTGCCACCTAACTATAATAATAAAACCGGTTCAGGTGGTACTGATACAGACGATGATACAGTATTGTATTTAGATAGAAAATCAGATTTTTCCGGTACTGAATCTCGTCCAAAAAACATTGGGAAAATTCCACAAATAAGATTTTAACATGACATCTTATAATACACTTGATGAATTAAAATTAGCTATTGACAATTATATTAAAGCTAATGGAGATCGTGAGATTACGGGAGACCAACTCAATGGAATATTGAAAGGACTTACAAGTTTTATTACGGGAGCATCTGGATTATCATCCTATCAACTTGCAGTAAAGAATGGGTTTCAAGGTAGTGAGATAGCATGGCTTGCATCATTGATTGGCCCAACTGGAAGTAAGGGGGCGGATGGAGCTCAAGGTATTAAAGGAGATAAAGGAGATCCAGGAAACAGCTATACAGTTGTAGACAATTTGACTACAATAACGAATGGAACGGTGCTTGACGGAAAGCAGGGCAAGATTTTGGATGATAAAATATCTAATATCCCCGGTCCATATTCAAAATCAATCACATTTACTGCTATACAAGCAACAGGTACAACTTTCAGTCTGAATATTTCTGCTATAAACTTCATGCAGGCCACTTTGGACATTGCACCACTAGACTCATTTTTAGACTATACGCTACATGACAATGGTGATGGAACCTCAACGATGACTCTACTTAGAAGCATTGTAGTTGGATGGGACTATAAATTAATAATAAACTGTAACGGAACTCAACTATAATACTATGGCAACAAATGGCGTAAGTGAAGTAAGAGCAACTGAAATCGCCCAAAATACATTAAGCTCAGCGAAAGGTGTAACGATTCCTGCATTAGATTCAAACAAGCAAATTCCACTTGAAAATATGCTGAATGCAGTTTCTGCTTCAAATGGCAACCTATTGGGTATTGCGACTCCAAATACAAATCCCGGAATACCCGCGGCCCCCGGCTATTACAAAATACAGTCGTCAACTTCAGTACAAACGTTTACCAACTTCAAGGACGGCACAGGCACGGCAATAACAGTAGACGCATCCACCAACGCGGAACTGATATGGAACGGCAGCTACTGGACGGCGAATGTTATACAGATAGGAGCCGACGTTGTCAGGACTACACAAATCAATGCGACAAGCGGAGTCGCCGGCTATGACCTGACATTAAACGGATTTACGGAAGGCACAGCTGTTACAAAAGAGACGGTTCTAAACGATACCAATACAGCCAATTTCATACACTATGTTTCAAATGACCAAATAGTGAACGGCAATGCATGGTACAATTTCGTAAACTTTAGAGGCGTCCCTTATACTTTGGTCGGAATACGTAATAAATGCCAGGCATCCAGCGTATCCGTGTATAAGTACGACACGGTCAGCAGGGTCGCCACGCTTTTACAGACGTTTGCCAACACTGTTGCAGGGACTGTCCTGTTTACCCTGACTACCCCTGTAAACATAAGTTCGACGGAAGCTGTATTTTGCACGAACTCCTATTACAGCATTGGGGGCTCAAAAGCTGTAAAATTGACCTTTTCCGGAGGCGTTGCAACGTCGTCCATAACGGACACAGTTGAATTTTTACAGACTATTTTATACCTTGAAACAACGGATTCAACGACTTACAAAGGCATTAAAGGCCTGAACGGCGACGTAGAATCACTGGCCCAATCCAATGCAGACACGTTGGACGCCGTCAAAAACGGCTATACCTCAACGGATTTTCAAACCGGCACAACCCAGCTTTCCTATACTGACGTGTCGAACTATTCAAAGGAATTGGCCAACGGTCAGGTAGTGGACGGCAATATGTGGTACAACAACGCCAACTTTCTGGGGCATGCATATACTTTAATCGGCGTCAATTCGAAAGTAAAGACCGGGAACGTGTCAGTTTACAAATTCGACACAGTCGGCAAGGCACTTACGCTACTACAGACATTCACCAACAATTCAACAGGGTGGCAGACTTTCACACTGGCTACGCAGACGAACATTTCGGCAACGGAAGCAATAATAGTAAGCAATACTTACTATACGACCAATGCATCAACTGCCAAAAAAATAACTTTTGCAGGCGGTGTCGCCACGTCGGTTGCTTCCGACGTTGTTGAGATTTGCCAGAACATTATATGGGCGCAAAACACTGACCCGATAACCTATGACGGGTTAAAAGGACTGAATGAAAATGTCGCGGCATTGCAGGACGATACGTCGTCATTGGGAAACGCAATCAATTCTTTGGCAAACATGCCCTTGTACGTCAGGTTGTTGAACGAGCCGGGCAACAGCCTTTCCGGGTGGACAAACACAAACTGGACGGCGTCCGGCGGCTTCAGACCTACCGCAACAGGATCGGCAAATTATCTACAGTCAACGATGGTCTATCATTGTGACAAAAGATTTTTGAGGTTCAAGGTCACGATGGGCGTAGACACTTTTTTAAAGATCCCTGTAGCGTGGGGAGGGATAAACGCAGGCGAAGGGGCATCGTGTTTCGGTATAGATTTCAGCTCCAAAAAACTGGTCATATACTCTTGCGGTACGGGTGCCGACGACCAATGGTCCAGTTCCGGGTACACCACGACAATACTGGAAAGCACCGCCATACCGGACGCTGCAATAGGTGGCCGCGACTATATTGTAGAGCTGCACAAAGACGGCTTGACGCATACTTTCAGGATACTGGACCTGCTGACCGGGATCCATACTGAGGTAAGCCATACCGGTTGGGGCGCAGGCAGGCAAAATCAGTACTATGGGTTCTACGTTGAGAGCGGTACGCTGCCAACTATATCCAATCTGGAAGTTTGGGCTTTAAACAGACCGGATATAGTTTTTGCCGGAGATTCCATCACCGAGGGGGTGTATGTATTAGATAGATTAAAACGTTACGCTGAACTATTTAGAACGAATAATACAACTAAAAAGGTTGTTATATCAGCGCGAGGCGGTGATAATATTACTGGATTGTTGGCAAAGTTTGACACTGAATTTAATATTTATCGTCCTAAAATGCTGTCGGTATTGATTGGCGCAAACGGAGGCAACACACTGGCCAATTTACAGCTGCTAAAACAGAAATGTGACGCTGTCGGATGTGCCCTGATACTACACCACAATACTTGCCAACAGGCTACGGACAAGCATATAGCCAACAATGCAGTTATTGATCAGGTAGGGGTCAACGGGGCAAAGTTCGACATAGCTACTGCGTTGGGTAACTTTCCAAACGTGGACGGGGCACACCCTTCCCCTCGTTACAATCCTGCATTATATGGTGACGCGGGGCTACATCCCAATGTAGACGGGGACGCGCAGATGTACAACAGGTTATTGATTGACGTACCAGAATTATTTTATTAAGAATGCCACTACCAATAAACGGCGAAGACATAGAGTTAACTATTAAAATATTTTAGACATGAATGACGGAAGAATAGATCAGTTAGAAGTAAGAGGAGGTCTGTTGCTTCCTGGAAAAACAATTTCATCGAACTATACTTTACTTCCAGAAGACAATGGGGCGACGATATTGTTTGACTCTCCCAACCCTATTGTAATTACCGTTTCTGTTGGGTTGGTAACAGGGGGGCACAGTTTCGTTTGCAATTTCCAACACAAAGGAGCCGGCACGGTTCAGTTTGTCGGATCAAGTGGTATAACGATAGCAAACAAGAACGGTTTTTTTTACACCAACGGTCAAGGGTCAGGAAACAGTATAATGTCTGCTGATGGCACATACTTTACTTTGGGCGGGGACTTATCTAGTACAAGTTTATAAAATTATATTGATGGGAACTTTTGCATGGAAAGGGAAAACGGAGTTGAAATACAGGTGCGCAGCTGGCTTCACCCTGTCCGCCGACAAGACTGCCTGTATTAAGGCAGACGATGTAGTTGTAATTGCGACCCCGGCAGCACACCTGACCTACCAAACGTATGGATTGAGAGGTACTGTGTTTTACAAGCCTGGCTACAACGTTGACGGTACATGGGACATCCACAACTCCGCCAACTATCCTGACGTATATGGCGGGTATCAGTTTGCAAACCACTGTAACTTCACGGGCATATCCCAGGGACTGTGGTCAAACTATAATCAATCTTCTGCGACGACTGGCGGCGGCAGGATGAACGAATGTGCGCTTTGGAAACAGGGCAATCCCAGCTTTATGGGCACTCTGGGATTTACGAAGACAATTTCCGTTTCTTCTGATGCAACATATTTAATCGGTGTGGGGGCAGACAACAACGTGGTAGTGAAGATGGATGGCAATATCATATTTGCCCCTGTATCATCTACTATTGGTGGAAGCGATTATTTTGGGAATACCGATTCCAACTATACATATTGGTCGGTGATCCCTGTGTACTTATCCGCCGGGGCACATACTTTCAATATTGCAGTGGAGAATATATCCGGGTCTGCCGGTTCGGACAATCCAGGAGCGATAGCCTTGGAAATATACAACGCAACAGAATCTCAGTTAATGGCGTGTGTTACCGATTCTGATTTATCGCCATATATCTATTTCTCAACGAAAGACGTAACGGATGGTACCGATTTCGATGTTTCTTATAGTTGCAATCCTGGATATATCCTTACTCGGCAAGAAGACGGCAGCTATGCTTGTATACAGACCGGCAATCCACCTGTTCAATACCAATAAAAAAGTCTATAACTATAATAAAAGAAAACAATATTCCAATGATAAACGGTGAAGATATAGAACATGCTGGGAGCGGTATGAAAAGCGCCGCCGAAGGTGTTGCCGCACTTATAGAGACGGGTAGTAAAAATCGCTGGAGTTTTGTTTATATCATGTCTTTTATATTGAATCTATTACTTATAGTCTGGCTGATTAGTGCATTGAATGCAAATAGTTCTGCATGGAAAGACGGCTATAATAAAGGAAAAGATGATGGACGTGAAAACTGCCAAACGATCAACGAGGAAAACAAGGCTATGAAATTGGAATTAAATAAGATACATAAAGGCTATGACTCAGTAATTCGCGAAAATATCCATTATAAAGAACAAGCCGCCTTTCAGCAAATAATCATCAAAACAAGAACAAAATGAAAAAGGCAATATTGCTCTTAGTGTTTTGCCTAGGCTGTAAAACACACAAGCACACAATTAAGACGGTAACGACAATAGCCGATTCTGAAAAATCTGAACAAAAACGACAATCGGCTTTGTCAATGACGGATTCAAATATGAATATCTTTATGGGGAAGAACATACAATACCACGAAAAAACTACTACTGAAGAATATCCATCTATCGATCCTTTAAAAACCATGGTATTCAAAGGAAACTATAAAATAGTGGCAACTCCCAATGGTCGCGAGTTTATTGATACTAAAGATTCGTCTAATAAGCTCGTTCTTGACACTTCAAAAGGGACCTTAGCGGTTATTCGCAATGGTAAGGAAAAGGCGGTGATTGATGATGTAGTGGAAGCAAAGGCAACTAATCCAACGCGTAAGACTACAACGGAAAAGGACTACAGGTACATTGATACGAGTAAATCTAGTCTGAATTATCAGAAAAAAGACACGGGTGGAAAGAACGCAGAAACTATAGAAATTAAACACAATAAAGTACAAAAAAAACAAGATCAAACTACAGATACAAAAGTATCTGTCTGGAACTGGATTTGGATAGCAATTGGTGCCGGAGTATTCTTTGTAATTGCATATATGACAATAGCAAAGAAGTGGACGGTTCTTTTTTCTAAAATCAAAAGTAAAATATAGTGGCGGATTTTAATATAGCATTTAAGAGGATTCTTTCTGATGAGGGTATTAAATGGGAAAATGATCCTGACGATGCCGGGGGTGAAACGTATGCCGGATTGACTAGAAAAGCGGATCCTTCATGGACTGGATGGACAATTATCGATCAATACAAAAAGAAGCCAAATTTTCCTGCCAATTTATCTGCCGTTCAGTCCCAACTTATTGAATTGGCTAAACCTTTCTACAAAACAAAATATTGGGACAAAGTTTGGGGCGATAAAATAATGGATCAGCGAATTGCCAATGACATGTGTAATACGTATGTCTTAACTGGTTCGGCTTCCATCAAACTCCAGAATAGACAATTCGGATTTCCGGAAAAAACAGTAATGGATGATCAATTGTTGAATAAATTAAACTCTATTGTATGA